CGAGTGGGCGTCTTGATGGACAAATTTATTTCAAAGCGATCCGTGTTGAGCAATCGCATTTAGAGCGAGTTATTCTCGATCGTATCCTCTCAGCTTGGCTTGATGAAGCCTCGCTCATACCTGATTTGCTTCCAACAGGTTTAGGTCCCATTGCACAATGGCCACATCAATGGTTCTGGGATGGTCATGAACATGTTGATCCTGCCAAAGAAGCCAACGCACAAGCCACTCGGCTAGCAAGCCACACCACCACCTTGGCAGACGAGTATGCCAAGCGGGGGCAAGACTGGGAAGTTCAGCTTCGCCAGCGTGCAAGGGAGATTGCACTTATATCTGAGCTTGGTTTAGCTGCCGAGCAAGTTTCTCAAACTCCAATTCAGGATCCACAAGATGTCCAAGACGATGAAGTCCCCATCGACGATTAAGGCCGAAGAGAATCGCAACCAACTGAGGTTAAATGCAACAGCGGTGATCGATGTCGATGCATCGGCTGACGGTGCATCAAGCGGTGTGCTCCCCCGTTTTCGGATGGTCGCATATACAGGTGGCCAGATGCGAGTCGCTGGATGGCGGCACCCTGTGATCATCGACCTGGCTGGTCTATCGATCCCATCGCAAGCGCGGCCGATCCGATTCGGACACGATCCTCTCTCGGGTGTTGGTCATACCGACTCGATCCGAGTCGAGGCCGGCCAGCTTGTAGCCACCGGTGTGGTCTCTCGGGATACACCTGCTGCTCGTGAGGTAGTCGTCAGTTCAAAGAACGGATTCCCATGGCAAGCAAGCGTGGGGACCGGTGTGGATGAGTTCGAGTTCGTCAAGGAAGGTCAAAAGGTCACCGTCAACGGCAACCAATACAACGGTCCGGTGAATGTGATTCGAAGATCCTCGCTTGGTGAAATCAGTTTCGTAGACCTTGGTGCCGACGGAGCCACTAGCGCGAGTGTCGCAGCTCAGGCATCTGCAACCTTTGGAGAATCCGAGATGGATCAAAGTCAAACTGCAAACCAAGACGACCAAGCCGTAACTCCAGCGACTCCGGTTGCTCCGGATCCAGTACCGGTCTTGGTTCCCCCGAATCCAGTTCCAGTCGAGCCAGTCACGAATCCTCCTGAGGGGATTAGCGAAGTGGAAGCCATGAGGGCGGCCCATGCTACTGAACTCGAGCGTATTGCTGGCATTCGCAGCATTTACAACGGGGCTCTTCCGCTAGTCGAAGCCCAAGCGATCCGCGAAGGATGGAACCTTGAGAAAGCTGAACTCATGAAGATCCGAATGATGCGCCCCGAAGTTCCTGCGATCCATGTCCCGCAAAACACAATTAGCGCCAGCGTCCTAGAGGCCGCCTGTTATATCAGCGCTAATCTTATGGACGTCGAGCAGCATATTCCCGAGCAAAGCCTTGAGATTGCTTCCAAGAAGTTCCGAGGGGGGATCGGTCTTCAGGAACTTCTGCTCGAAACCGCTTGGGCCAATGGTTATACGGGACGGACTTTTCGAGACAACCGCGAGGTGATGCGAGCAGCGTTCGGCCAGCGTGTGGAAGCGAGCTCGGTAAGCAATATCGACATCGGTGGAATTCTCTCGAACGTGGCAAACAAGTTCCTTCTCGAGGGTTTCTACACCGTGGAACGCACATGGCGTAACATCTGCTCGGTGCGTAATGTAACGGACTTCAAAACCGTGACGAGCTATCGGCTGATCGGTAAAGATCAGTACGAGCTGGTGGCCCCTGGGGGGGAAATCAAGCACGGGAATCTTGGGAACGAGAGCTTTACGAACAAGGCAGACACCTACGGGTTGATGCTCGGTGTGGATCGTCGAGATTTCATCAACGATGATCTGGGAGCAATCACCACCGTACCTAGGAAGCTGGGCCGGGGATCAGGGATGAAGATCAACGATGTGTTCTGGACTACGTTCATGAACAATTCGGCGTTCTTCACCGCAGGCAACAAAAACTTTTTGACCGGGACCGATACCGTTTTGTCGATCGATGGGCTCACCAAAGCAGAGGTTGCCTACTACGACTTGTTGGACTCCGATGGAAAACCGATCGGAACGATGCCGGCGATTTTACTGGTGCCGACGTCATTGTCCGCGATCGGCTCGCAGCTCTACAAATCTTTGGAGATGCGAGACAACACGGCCAACGCCAGAACTCCAATTAGCAACCCTCACGCTGGTAAGTTCCGTGTGGAGATCAGCCGTTACCTCGGCAACACGATTTATACAGGGAATTCGACCAAGGCTTGGTACTTGCTGTCGGATCCCAACGATCTTCCGCTGATCGAAGTTGCTTTCTTGAACGGCCAAGAAGCCCCAACGATCGAAACCGCTACGGCTGATTTCAACGTCCTGGGCGTCCAGATGCGCGGTTATCACGACTTCGGTGCGAGTCTTCAAGACCCACGCGCAGCGATCAAGTGCAAGGGTGAGGCATAAGCCTAGCTAGGCACCTCGTTCATTCTTTCATTGAATTCATAAGTTGAGGTTAAACCAATCATGCCACAGGCAACATTTATTCAGGAAGGTCACTACATCGATCACACCCCCGTGGGCGCTCTTGCCTCCGGGGATGTGGTCGTCCAGGGCGATCTTGTGGGGGTTACAGTCCGTCCGCTGGCAGCCGGTGAAACCGGTTCCCTTGCCGTCGATGGAGTCTTTGACTTCAACAAGAACACCGGTGTGGCCTACACGGCTGGGACCATCCTGTATTGGGATGACACCGCCAATGTCGTAACCACCACCTCCGCAGGGAACAAGTCGATCGGCAAAGTGGTTCGCGCTGCGGCGTCCGCAGACACCACGGTCCGAATGCGACTTAGTCAGTAACCCCGCATCAGATTCGTATTTCCAATTTTGAAACCTATTCATTCGCAGGAATCACTATGAAAACCAAGTGTTTGTCGCTGGTAGCTCTGGTGGCTGTTTGCATCGCCACCGTTGCATTCTCCCAAGAAACGATCTGCATCGATGGCAAGTGCCAGGCTGGGCAAGTCCAGAGCACGATCTACATTGATCCACTTCGTGAGGAACTCACCCTTGTAGACCAGGAACCGAGGGCAACAGCCGTCGGCATCGCTGGCGATCGTTTCGATCAGGTCGTCCGAGCCACGGTTCGCGTTACGGTCAGTGGTGTATGCGGAAGTGGTACGGTTGTCGGTCGCACCCCCGAAGGGAATGCGATTGTGCTTACCAACGCACACGTGGCAGGTACCGCGCGTGGCCGAACCGTCAACGTAGAACGCTGGAATACCAACGGCAGTAGCGAGAAAGGAACCGGGACGATCATCGCCTCCGGTTATGGTCGAGGCACCAGCGTCGACTTCGCCTTGCTCAAGTGCAGTCCTGCATTCGCCAAAGACGTCGATCCGATCCCTCTAGCCGATCGCTACCCTAGCAACCAATCGTCGGTGACGACCTTCGGATGCCCGCGATGCGAATGGCCAAGCCTTCAGGTTCTTCGGCTCAATCGCAAGGAAGGTCAAATCCTCTCTTGGAAACCGGAAGCCATCGGAGGACGCAGCGGCTCGAGTCTGATCGACTACACGGATGAAGGTCCGCGTGTCGTCGGGCTACTTACCTGGGCTGGTGGTGGCGAGGGGCTTGGCCAATCGACTCCGTTTCTACTCAGCGCGATGCGAGGCAAGCTTCCAACACCGTTTCTACTCAGCGCGATGCGAGGCAAGCTTCCAACAACGCTCGAGGGTCTACCATCCGGCACCCGGGAAGTTAGTTGTCAAACCGAAGAAGCCAGCGGCTCCGAACAGATCGTCCAGGTTCCTTCAACTACGCTCGGCGAACCATTGCAATGGCCAATGGGTTTGCTCGCCCAAGCACAGGTGCAAGATGATGTGATCGACTCGATCGTCGATCGACCAAAGATACGACCAACCCCTCGGGATCCAGAAGAATGGGATCCGACGCCGGGTCGTTTTCGACTTATACCGTCATGGACAGCAGGAGGTTTGGTTGCTACCTCAGCCGCATCCAGCATTGCGATCATCTTGGGGTTGCAATATGGAATCCCTCTGGTGCTTGGTGCTATTCGAAATGCACGCAAGAATCGTGGGAAAACGCTTCTTGATGACGAGCAGTTTAATCAGCTCATGGATCAGTATTCTCAACTGATCAAGCTCGTTGAACAAAACGGCAAGACTCCTCCGGACATCAAATCCTAAGCGGAGCAGCGCCATGGCCGACATGCTTCGTGCAGGCCAAGAATGGCTCGCCAACCAGCTCAAGACTCATGCGTCTAGCACGGTGGTCTATCTGAGGGGTGCCAACCAAACCAGCGTCACGGCTGCAATGGACCGACCGTGATTTTCTCGTTTCACCTGCGGAATTGGTACTCGCCGGTTCTCAGGTCCTGCCGGAACGTGGTGACACGATCCGCGAAACCGACAACGGCAAAGTTTACATCTATGAGGTCAACGCCCCTGGGGGCGAGCCACCTTGGCGATGGTCGGACCCACACCGAAGACTTCTTCGCATTCACACCAAACAGATCGGGATCGAGTAATGCCGGCAAGTATCGTCGCAATCGCAGATGCAGTGACCGCTGAACTGAACGGGAATTCGTTCAGTCAGCCATTCACTGCGCAGCGGCTTTACTTGCCGGTCTTTGATCTGCAAGGGATGTCGCAGCTGAAGGTCACGGTGGTCCCAAAGGGAATCATTAGTGCATCGCTAGATCGCTCGCGAGACAGCTTCGATTACCAGATCGATGTGGCAGTCCAAAAGAAAACACCCAATGAAATCGAAGCTATCGATTTGCTGATGCTCGTGGTCGAAGAGATCGCCGATTACTTCCGATCCAACACGCTATCGAGCTTCCCTGGGGCTCGTTGCACCAGCGTGGAAAACTTGCCGGTCTATGCTCCCGACCATTTGCACGAACTACGTCAATTCACCAGCGTCCTGACTCTTACGTTTCGCCTTTGGAGATAACCGATGACCACCGGAGACGTTGGCCCATTCCGCATGCAGTTCACCAATTCGCGAGGAGTCACCCGAGAGATTCCTGGCTTGGATGACGTGGACGACATGTTCAAAGTCAAATCGATCCAGAAGAAGTTCCGCGATTCCTGGACTCGAACTCTGACGGACCTGTGGGATCTGACCACCAGCGGTGGATCCACGGCGAGCGTCTCCGGTGGTGTGCTAACCATCGGATCTGGAACAACCGCAGGAGGGTACGTGGAGCTGCTCTCGAAAGACACGTTCACGATTCCATTTCGAGCGATGATTGCGGTTCAATCCGGAACTCCTCGCCAAGCCAATACGCATCACATCATCGAAGCGGTCTCGGTGGACCCAACTACCGGAATACCGGATGGCAAGCACAGCATGAACATCGACTTTGGCGGTGCGGCGAATATGACTGCTAGCAATATGGTTTATAGCGTGCAAAACGGCGGACTGACCCCACTTCCCTCCGCGCCATCATCGATTGTCACCACCGTCAGTTACACAATTCTCGAACTCGAACCATTCTCCGACGAATGCTACTTCCACTCCCGAGCGATGGATTCGACCGGTGGACGCTCGAACTCGTACGTTCGGCATCAACAGATTCCAGATCCGACCGCCACCTACAAAATCCGCATCCGCTCGATGAATCATCAAGGTTTCAAGGCGATTTCGGGCGCGGGCGCTGGACCTGGCAATGTCATCCGTCTTACGTCGACCGCACACGGATACACCGGGACGCCAACTCTGTGGGTAGATCATCTCGCAGGTGTTACAAACAATGGAGCTACCGTTCGTGGCAATTACTCCGCCACGGTGATCGACCCCAATACGATTGATCTAAACGGCACCGTGTTTGGAGGTTCATACGTTGTAGGTTCCGGTCACGTTGCCCTCGCTGCCGCACCAGCTGCGAACATCAATTTCCAATCCCAATTCATCAACTGCCAGGATTACGCGGAACTCACCGCTGAAATCACTGCGGGTCGTGGCCAAACCGTCGTCGGTCAAGGTGTGGGGGTGATCCTTACCGGTGCGACCCCACAACCACAACCAACATCGGAACCGTCACAGCGAACGTTATCGGACAGGCGGCTCACGATGCTGTTATTTCGGGTAATCCAGTACGCGTCGCAGGGCGGGCGCAGACGGCAGCTTATGCGAGCGTCGCGACCGGGGATGTGGCTGACTTGGTTTCTACCCTGCAAGGTGTACTGGTAACGCGTCCTTGGCAAATCCCCGAACTCGAATGGTCGTATGTAGCTGCCGCGGGTGGTGTGATCAATACGACGGATGTCCCCTTGGTTGCCGCAGCGGGTGCGGGACTTCGCCGCTACATCTGCTCGATGCAACTTTCGAATAACTCGGCAGTCGCCACTGAAATCGTACTCAAGGATGGTGCCACCGTTATCTGGCGAGGTCACTTGCCTGCCAACGCTCCGATGTCGGAGATCATCTTCGAGAACCCACTCAAGACCACGGCCAATGCGGCCCTGAACTTTGCGTGCATCACCACCGGTGCTGCGGTCTACGTCAACGCACAAGGATTCACCGCACCGTAAGGGCAACCATGATCGGCGTTAAAGTCACCACGAAGAAATCGATCGACAAAGTGAAACGCAGGGCGCAGCAAGGCAACTTCAAAAGCCTTGGACATGCGGCTGCGACCATTCGTTTGGTGGCTCGTCGCTCCATCCGTAGACGCCAGACGGCTGCAATGCCAGGTAGTCCACCCAACACACGTCGTGGCCAGCTCAAGCGATCGATCATGTATGCAATCGACAAACAGCGTGGCGTGGCCCTCATCGGACCTGACTTCGATGTGATTGCCACCGCTGGCAAAGCCCATGAGTTTGGTGGCAAGTTTCGACGTGAGCATTACCCCAAACGACCGTTCATGGGACCAGCCCTAGAAAAAGTCAAAGACCGATTGCCACCTATGTGGGCTGGCAGCATTCGATAAGGAGAAGATGCGATGGGTGTAAAACTAGGACTCGATGCAAGGCTCTATATGAACTCAGGGACGTACGCGAGCCCCACTTGGTCGGGACTCAATACCGTTCGTGACCTAACACTGAACCTGGAAACGGGTGAAGCCGACGTGTCGACTCGATCCAATCAAGGATGGCGAGCAACGGTAAGCACCCTCAAGGATGCGTCGTTGGAATTCGAGTTGGTCATTGACCCAGAAGATTCCGGATTCACTTCGGTTGTCAACGCGTTTCTCCAAAACGAGCCGATTGAATTTGTCGTTCTCGACGGACCGGTCTCGGGGCCAGAGAGTATCGGTTCCCAAGGACTACGGGCCACGTGTCGCATCGCAAGTTTCTCTCGGAACGAGGCACTCGAAGAAGCGATCACCGCCTCGGTTACTGCCAAGCCAACGTACTCGGAAAATCCACCGAGCTGGATGTCGATCGGCTAATCCCCTGGGCGCTACTTTCTCTTAGAGTTTGAGGTTTTAGAACATGCACAGTTTTGTGGACAACTCCCGACGGACTTGGGAAGTTGCGATTAACGTTGCAGCGGTTAAACGGATCCGTGGCTTGCTGGGGATCGATCTCTTCGCACTGGTCGACGACGGATTCAAGTCGCTCTCGAAACTCGTATCCGATCCGGTCACGCTTGCCGATGTGCTGTACTGCTTGTGCAAAGACCAAGCAGACAGGCAATCGATCACCGACGAGGATTTCGGCAGAGCACTCTCGGGGGATGTGATCACCCAGGCGGCCGATGCATTCGTTGAGGAACTCATCGATTTTTTCCCAGATGCCCGCGCCAGGGCGAGCCTTCGCAAGGCGATCGAAGCGGGCAGAGCGGTTCGGGACAAGGTGATAAGTCACGCGGAGAAGATCCTCGACTCGATCAACCCCGAAACCGAAGCGCAGAAGTGGATCAACTCGTCTGGCACTTGGCCGGAGTCCTCGGCATCGACCCAGGACCATTCAGCCTCCGAGAGCTAATCGCCATGGGGGAAGCTCGAAGCCAGGTGCTCTGGAGTCACACCTCCAGCGTCCTGGCGATGCTTGCCAACATCCATCGCGATGCGAAACGTTCGAAAGTCTACCACCCTGCGGATTTCAATCCGCATGCCAAGAAACGAATCCAGCCTCGCACGGTGGTTGGGATCGAAGCCTTAAAGCATATCTTCATCGATCGCCAAAGTGAGTTGCAATAGTCATGGCTTCCAGTTCCAGCATCAAAGCAGGTGCAGCCTACATCGAGCTCTACACCAAAGACTCGCGTCTGGTGAAGGGACTCAATGATGCTGCCAAGCGACTGGACGCATTCGGCAAAAGCCTCCAAGGAATCGGGACCAAGATGGCGATGCTCGGCGCGGGGATCGTCACCCCATTGGCCGGTGCAGCCAAGGTGTTTGCCGACATGGGGAGCGATATGGTCGACATGAGCCAACGCACCGGCGTGTCGGTCGAAGCCCTCTCGGAACTAGGATTCGCTGCCGAACAGTCCGGTGCCGACCTGGGGACGCTTGAAGGATCCCTCAAGAAGATGCAGAAAATGCTCTTTGAAGCGGCATCCGGTTCGCAAGCGGCCCAGGAAACCCTCGCATCGCTTGGGCTCAGTGTGGCGCAGCTTTCCAAACTCTCGCCTGACGAACAGTTTAAAGCGATCGCAGATCGGATGTCTCAAATCACCGATCCGACACTGAAAACCGCCGCCGCGATGGCGATCTTTGGCAAGTCAGGCACACAGCTTCTACCAATGTTATCGAGCGGTGCGCAAGGAATCGAGGAGCTGCAGCAACAAGCCCGCGATCTGGGGCTGACCATGGCAACCGACGATGCCCAAGCCGCAGAAGCCTTTGGGGACCGTATCGATGTGTTGTGGAAAGTTCTCAAAAAGGCCGTCTTTACGA